ACTATAGCAGATGAACCATTTTCTGAATCAAAAAATAAAAATGTTCAATTAAATAAACCAAAACGTGGTGGTCCTAAAAAATACTATGTATATGTTAGAGATCCTAAAACTAAAAAAATTAAAAAAGTTGCTTTTGGTGCTAAAGCAGGTGGTCAAAATTTAAGAGTTAAAATTAATGATCCTAAAGCTAGACGAGCATTTGCTGATAGACAAAATTGTTCTCAAAAGAATGACAAAACTAAACCAGGTTATTGGTCTTGTCGTTTACCTCGTTATGCTAAATTATTAGGATTAAAATCTAATTTTTCAGGATTTTGGTAAGATTAGTAGATATATTAGCTGATTTACTTCTTGAAAAAAAAGAAGATAGATGCAAACGCATAGCAGATCGTAAATACGATAAACCATCAGCTTACAAATCTGGTGCTATTGTTAGATGTCGCCAAGGTAAAATTTGGAAAGATTTAAAAGAAGATGAATCATTACATAAATGGTTCAAACGTCAAGGCCCATCAGGTAAAGAAGGAGGATGGGTAGACTGTAATACATGTCGTAAGGTAGACGGTAAAACAAAATGCAAAGCTTGCGGCCGAAAAAAAGGAGAAAGCAGAGCTAAATATCCTTCATGTCGTCCTACCCCATCACAATGTAAAAGACCAGGAAAAGGTAAAACATGGGGCAAAACCAAATAAAACCATATAACGATTTAGAAAACAATAGTAAATATATCATTAGAGAATTTAATGATAATATTGATCCTATTGAACTTATGTGGCATAGGGATGATGAAGATAGAATGATTGAAATAATAGACTCAGGAAAAGATTGGGAAATTCAATTTGAAAATGAACTTCCTTGGGCTCTAGAAAAAAATTTAAATATATTTATCATGAGACATGAGTGGCATCGTGTTATTAAAGGAACAGGTACACTTAAATTAAAAATATATAAATTGTGATTAAGTTAAAATCTTTACTTATAGAAATGATTATGGAAGGTTCGCTAACATCGAACACAACTAAAGCTATTAGTAAGATATTAGACTCTCCTGAAGGTAAAGCAGCCGGTTTAACGCCTATGTCTACTAAAGGCCGCATTGCTAACCCAGAAAAAATAGATTCTAATCAATTCTTAGATATAGTAAATAAAGTATTTCCTAATACTGATGTTTCACTTTTTGGACCATTACAAGGTCCTAACCAAGCTGATTCTAAACCTATAAAAGGTAGCTCAAAATATAGTATGGTTCAATTCACTACAGATGATGGTGAAGTTAGAATTGTATTAGCTGGAGGTAAAAATGAAGGTGAACAGTATGAAGATGATTTATTTAATGCTGCTAAATCATCTGCTGGTAAATCAATAGATGAAATAGAAAATAAAGCAATTCAACAATTATTCCAATATTTAAAAATTAATCCAGAAGAATTAAAACCAGAAGATATAATATCTACTGGTAAAAAAGATACTAAACGTCCAATATCATTAGATAAAGTTGAAAATGTTGGTTCTAAAATATCTGATATTACTATAAAATATGGTGGTAAAGAATATTATATATCTTTAAAAAACGTTAAAGGATCTGGTTTTTTTAATGGTGGTGTAATACCATTTATTGTATATGATAAAGATAAAAAAGTTGTTTTTGATAAAAGTAAATATAATATTAGACCTATAATTAAAGATATTTTTGAATTATTTAATGTAGACTCTGATAAAGTAGCTCAAGGTTTAAATGAGTATATAGCTAAAGAAGGAGACATGCCTAATACTTGGGAATCTATTTCAGGTGTAGATCTTAAAAAATTATCTAACCTAATAGGCTCAGGTTATGGATATGGTTATTACTATGCTAGAGAAAAATCTGATGGTAACTTATTTATAACACCTATAATGACTGAAAAAGATTTAGAAAAATTTATAGGTACTTTAAGTAACCCACAAATTAAATACCCTAATAAAAGCGCTAAAATATTATATATAAAAGTTGATGCTAAAAGTGAACTTTTAGGTGATATTTCTTATAATATAAACATAAGAAATGCATCTGGACTAGTTTTACCTTTATCTTTAAAGATGAAATCTAGTAAATAATTTACAGACTGATTCATAGCCAGTCGCTCGAAAGAGAAAATTTTATGGAGCTGTGGCCCACCCTAAAGGTGGGCCACCTTATGTTTGGAAATATTAAAAAAATATATTATATTTAAAAAGTAAAAATATGAGCAAGAAAAAAATTGTAATTGTAGGTGCAGGAGTTGCTGGAGTTAATGCGGCGACTAAATTAGTTGACAATGGTTTTCCTGGAAAAGACATTACCATTATTGATATGGGTAATGATCCTTATAACAGGAAACCTGAAGAAGTAATGACTGGTTTCTTAGGAGCTGGTGGATGGTCAGATGGTAAGTTAACATATCACACAGCAATTGGAGGACAATTGTCTAAGTATGTTGGTGAGAAAAAAGCCATGCAATTGATGGATGAAGTAATTAATAACTTCAAACGTTTTCATCCTAAACCTGAGGAAGTACAATGCTCTAATCCAGAAGAAGAACCAGAGTTTATCAAGCCATATTTTGGTCTTCGTTTGTTTCCTGTGTGGCACGTAGGAACTGATTATCTACATGAGATTGGAAAAAATTGGTACGATTATTTAGTATCAAAAGGTGTACAATTTATTTGGAATGAAAAAGTATTTAAAATTGATTTTGAATCTCGTTTAGTTTATCACACTCATAAATCTCAACCTGGTGAAAGTGCTATTGAATACGACCAATTGATTTTTGGTGTAGGTAAATCAGGTATTGATTTTGCTCAAGAAATCCAAGAAGAATACCAATTAGAAACAGAACCAAAGTCAGTACAAATTGGTGTTCGATTTGAGGCACCACAAAAACATTTTCAAAAGTTGATTGACATCAGTTATGACTTTAAATTATATCGTAAATTTGAAGATAAAGGTGTTTCACTTCGCTCATTCTGTACTAATAATAATGCTGCTTATGTTGCTGTAGAAAAAACATATGGTGATCATTCATATAATGGACATGCTAAAAAAGATATGGCATATCGAAATAATATGACTAACTTTGGTATTTTGATGGAAATTAATGGTATTAATAATCCATTTGAATGGTCTCGTAATGTAGTAAATAAATTACAATTTAGTGGTACTGGTTTATATTATTCACCATCTCGTACTCCGTCTAAAACATCTGAAGGAAATAAAGTTAGTGCTTTCCAAATTGATAATTTAAATGGTGTTAAACATGTAATGGGTGAATATTGGAATTATATTGAAGACTTTATCGAGGATATGAAAAAAGTATTCCCAACACTTGAAGATGATTGGGGTATTTATATTCCTGAAGTTAAATATTTGTCACCTGAACCATTAGTATTTCATAGTGATTTAGCATTAGTTGAATATCCAGAAGTTCACTTTGTAGGAGATGCTTTATCAGCACGTGGTATCACAGTATCGGGTGCTCAAGGTATTTTATCTATAGAAAAAATTCTCCAAAAACGTAAAAAACAATTATTAATGGAACGCCATCAAATAGCTGATGATGAACATTGGTATGATGGTGATTTAATTAACTTTAAATAATATGACAAATTTAATAACAAAAAAACTTAAAACCCCAGATGGTAAAATAGTTTATTATTGTAATGGAAAATTACATAACTGGGATGGGCCTGCTATAAAATATCCTAAAGGATCTGGTCAAAAAGAAGAATATTATATCCATGGTATTCAGTATACTAAAGAAATGTGGGCTGAAACTAAACGAGATTTTAACGGAGTTCCACCTGCTAAAGATCCTAAATTTCAAACTAGAATGTAAGTTTGGCTTTTGTTAAACTTTTAATTATATTAGTTTATTATGAAAATAGGTTTATGTGGTACTATGTCTGTTGGTAAAACAACATTAGTGAATGCTTTAAGAGAAGATTTTCACTTCGCTCATTATCAAACAGCAACTGAACGTTCAAAATATTTACGTGATTTAGGTATTCCATTGAATACTGATTCTACTATTAAAGGTCAATTAGTATTTTTAGCTGAACGAGCTACTGAGTTAATGAAAGAAAATATTATTACTGATCGTACAGTTTGGGATGTATGTGCTTTTACAGCTTTAGCTCAATCTATTTCTGATCATGTAAAATATGATTTTGAAAAATTAGCTATGGATTTAAAAGATGAATATGATCTTGTAATCTATATTAAACCTGATGGAGTAGAAATGGAAGATAATGGAGTTCGTGAAACTAATATGGATTATAGAGCAGATATTGATTATCAAATTCAAAATTTACTTAAAAGATTTCCACCAAAAAACTTATTAACTATATCAGGATCAACAGAAGAACGCATAAAATCAATTGTTGATCATATTTATAAATAAAACTATAACAATGAGCGCACACTTTAATATGCCTGAGTTTGATCATAAGGCTTTCTCCAAGTATTTAAATGAGAACAAATTAACTCCATTTAGTAAATTAAATTCATTAATAGAAGGTATGGATGAAGCTGTACCTTTTGAAAAAGATGCTTTAGATGAAACTAATTTAACAGTAGCTGACATTAATAAAAAATACAATGAAATGTTCGCTAAAAACCCGGCTACAACTTTTTCAGATGTTGCTAAAGCTTTAAATGCTACTGAACAAGAAATAGCTGCTGCATTATTTAAATCTTCTATGGGTTTAAAAGAAAAAGAAGAAGAATTAGAAGAAATTGGAATGTTTCATGATCCGATAGGATATAAAAAATCTGAACCTAATCCTAAAGATCAAGTATACACTAAAAAGTATGTAAGTAATGGTGTATATGATATTTTTAAAGATGGTGAAAAAATTAAAACCATTGCTGGAGGTGAAGGTGAAGCTAACGCTTATATCAATAAACTTAAAAAAGAGTTAAGTGAAACTGAAGAATTAGAAGAAATGGCTAACTTCTTTATGGTAACTCAAGACCAAAAAGATAAAATTGATCCAGACAAATATTCAGGAACTAAAAAATTAGTTGCTCAAGCTTTAAAAAGTGATGATATTGAAGCAGGTCAACCATTTACAAAAGCTACTATTAAAAATATCTTAGGTAAAGATCCATTAAAAGATTTTAACGCTGTATTAGACGCTGAAGAAATTGGAGGAATGGGTAAAACAGGAGATATTAGACCATCAGAACCAAAAACACCAGGTGTTAGAGGTCGTAAACCAGGTGCTAAAGCTGAAAAAGAACCATCAGCTCCTACAACTAGAGATAAAGTGGTTGGAGTTAAAGATATAGATGGTCCAAGACCAGCTGATGTTACTGCTGCTGAAAAAGAATTAGGTGGTTCTAAAGGAATTGATAGAACCATTGCTATTGATAAAGCAGGTAAAGCTATTATTGATAAATTAAAAAATTCTAAAGAACAACTTAAAGATCCTAAGTTTAAAGAAGCTAAACGTTTAGCATTTATTGCTTACTTAACTCGTCCAAAATCAGAAGGTGGTAAAATTGGTTTAAGAAAAGGTGGTGAAACTTATACTAATTTATTAAATGTTTGGGATAATACAGTTGAAGATTTGATTTCTTAATGAAAAAATATATTATACAAGCAGTTACAGTTTGGGGAGCCATAGGTTTAATATGGCTCCTTTTTATATACAACAATACATCTATTTCTGATAAAGAAAAAGAATATCAAAACAAAATTGATTCTCTTAAAATCGAAATAGGTTTAAATAAAATAAAAATTGATTCTTTAACATCAGCAAAATTAGTCTTAGACTCATTGATGGCTGTAGATAAAATTAGATTAACCGAAGTTGCTAAAAAAGCAGCAGCATATAAAGACAAATATGACAAAGAACATAATCGCCTTAATGATATGTCTGATGATGATGTCATCAGCGAGTTCACAGCAGCTTTCCAGTGATTCAACTGTAATTGTTCCTGTTAAAAGCTTGAGAAAAGCTTTAGAAATGAAGATTTACTACAACAGCTGTCGTGATGAACTTGGAGTTGCTAGAGACTCTATCCGTATTCAAGATAGTATTATTTTTAATCAATATGCTACCATTGATAATTTAGTTCAACAAACAGAAGTTTTTAAAGCTAATGAACAAAATTATGAAACTACTATAGAATATAAAGATGAAATAATTAAAATTAAAGAAGAAGAAATAACAAAGTTAAAAGCTACAGTAAGAGGAGCGTGTGCTGCTATTGTGTTAACTACTGTTAGCTTTATCTTGATCTTATTATGAGTGAACAACCAGATTTAAAAACATTAATTAGGCAGGAGTATATAAAATGTGCTAGTGATCCTGTTTACTTTATGAAAAAATATTATTGGATTCAACATCCAACAAGAGGAAGAACTCAATTTAATTTATATCCTTTCCAAGAAAAAGTATTAACAATATTTCAAAATAATAGTTACAATATCGTAAATAAGTCAAGACAGTTGGGTATATCAACGTTAGTTGGCGCTTATACGTTATGGTTAATGTTATTCCAAAAAGATAAAAACGTACTTTGTATTGCTACAAAACAAGAAACAGCTAAAAACTTAGTTACAAAAGTTAAATTTGGTTATGAAAATTTACCAAGTTGGCTTAAATTAAAAACATTAGAAAATAACAAATTATCACTTAAATTAGCTAATGGTTCTCAAGTAAAAGCAGTATCAGCAGCAAGCGATTCAGGTCGAAGTGAAGCTGTTTCATTGTTAATTATTGATGAGGCTGCATTTATTGATAGTATTGAAGAAATTTTTGCTAGTGCTCAACAAACATTAGCAACTGGTGGTGGATGTATAGCTATCTCAACACCATATGGTACAGGTAACTGGTTCCATAAAACATGGAATAAAGCAGAAGCTAAAGAAAATAGCTTCGTCCCAATTAGATTACCGTGGACTGTACACCCAGAACGAAATCAACTTTGGAGAGATCAACAAACCGCTGACTTAGGTGTTCGATTAGCGGCCCAAGAATGTGATTGTGATTTTAGTACATCTGGTGACACAGCTATTGAACCAGAAATATTAAATTGGTATATAGAAACATATCAAAAAGATCCAATTGAAAAAAGAGGTATAGATGGTAATTATTGGATTTGGGAACACCCAGATTTTTCAAGAACATATGTTGTGACAGCTGACGTTGCTCGTGGTGATGGTAAAGACTTTTCAGCGTTTCATGTTATAGATGTTGATTCTAATACACAAGTAGCTGAATATAGAGGTCAATTAGGTACTAGAGATTATGGTAATTTCTTAATTGGTGTAGCAGCTGAATATAATGATGCTTTATTAGTAATTGAGAATGCAACTTATGGTTGGGATGTTATTCAAACTGCTATAGATAGAAGTTATAGAAATTTATATTATTCCCCTAAATCAGATATGGCTTTAACTAATGTTGAAATGTATCTTGATCGATTTGAAAATGGAAATGGTATGGTTCCTGGATTTACTAACTCTCTTCGTACAAGACCGCTTGTTATCTCAAAATTAGTTAGTTATATTCACGAGAGATCAGTTACAATACAATCACAAAGATTGTTAGAGGAATTGAGAACATTTATATGGAAAAATGGTAAAGCACAAGCTATGGATGGATATAATGATGATTTGGTTTTAAGCTTTGGTTTTGCTATGTTTTTAAGAGATACTAGTTTAAGATTTAGACAAACAGGAATTGATTTAGCTAGAGCTAGTTTAGACGGTATTAATAGTGGCTATATGCCAGTTAAAACTAATTCTTATACACCACATAATGTTCATAATGAACCTTGGACAATGGATGATGGTATGGGAGGTAAAGAAAACTTGGGCTGGCTTATAGGTTAATAAATATTTATAATTAAATGGCAAATACATCATTATTTGGAAGATTACAAAGACTATTCTCATCAGATGTAGTTATTAGAAACACTGGTGGCAATCAGTTATCCGTAATGGATACTGATAGAATTCAATCTTTGGGTGTTCTTCAAACAAATTCATTAGTAGATAGATTTCAAAAAATATATACTACTTCAGGAGCAGCAGTTTATAATTTAAATAATGCTCAAAACTATGAAAACATTCGTATTCAGTTATATGCTGATTATGAATCAATGGATACTGACGCTATTATATCTTCAGCTTTAGACATTGTAGCTGATGAATGTACATTAAAAAATGAACAAGGTGAAGTATTACAAATTAGAAGTAGTGATGAAAATATTCAAAAGATTTTATACAACTTATTCTATGATGTATTAAATATTGAATTTAATTTATGGTCTTGGACTCGTAATATGTGTAAGTATGGTGATTTTTATCTAAAATTAGAAATTGCTGAAAAATTCGGTGTATATAATGTTATCCCATTCTCAGCTTATACAATGATTAGAGAAGAAGGAACAGAACCACAAAATCCAGCTTACATTAGATTTAGATATGATCCAACAGCAGCAACAGGTGTTGTAGCTAATTATGCTTCATATACAGGAAATCAAGATAATGGTGTTATTTTCCAAAATTATGAAATAGCTCACTTCCGTTTATTAAGTGATGTAAATTATCTTCCATATGGTCGTTCATATCTTGAACCAGGAAGAAAATTATTTAAACAATACATATTAATGGAAGATGCTATGTTAATTCATAGAATTGTTCGTGCCCCAGAAAAACGTGTTTTCTATGTTAATGTAGGTAATATTCCACCAAATGAAGTTGAAAACTATATGCAACGTATGATGCAGAAAGTTAAGAAAACTCCATTTATTGATCCTAACACTGGTCAATATAACTTAAAATATAACATGCAAAACATGTTAGAAGATATTTATATTCCTGTTAGAGGTGGTGATTCAACAACTAAAATTGATACAGCTAAAGGATTAGATTATAATGGAATTGAAGATGTATCTTACTTAAGAGATAAATTATTCGCCGCTTTAAAAATTCCAAAAGCTTATTTAGGTTATGAAAAAGATTTAAGTGGTAAAGCTACCTTAGCAGCTGAAGATATTAGATTTGCTCGCACAGTTGAACGTATTCAGCGTATTTTATTAAGTGAGTTAACTAAAATTGCTTTAGTACATTTATATACTCAAGGTTATGATAATGAAAGTTTAACTAACTTTGAATTAAACTTAACAACTCCATCTATCATTTATGATCAAGAAAGAGTTGCTTTAATGAAAGAAAAAGTTGATTTAGCTGCTTCAATTCAAGAAACAGGTTTATTACCTTCTAATTGGATTTATGATAATGTTTTCCACTTTAGTGAAGATCAATATGATGAATATAGAGATTTAGTAGCTGAAGACAAGAAACGTTTATTTAGAATGAAACAAATCGAAGAAGAAGGCAACGATCCAGCCGAAACAGGTCAAGTTTATGGTACACCACACCAATTAGCTAACGCTTATGGTACTGGAAGGTATACATCAACTAGAGATGTACCTCCAGGATTTGATGAAAATGATCCAAATATTGTAAATTTACCTGGTAGACCTGAAGATAAAGCTTCTTTTATTAATACTCAAAAAGATCCTTTTGGTAGAGATAGATTAGGTGTTGATAGTATGAAAGGTAAATACAAAGATGAAGAAGAGGTTAATGAAAATATTAAAGCTCCATCATCAACTCAAGCTATTTATTTACAAAATAAAAATATCTTCAATGATCTTCCACGTAAAACAGATATGTTTAAAGGAAGTAATTTACTAAATGAGGATAACATTCGTGAGGAATTAAAATAAGTATATATTTATAATTAGTATAATTATACCTTCATGACTATTAAACATTCGAAGTATAAGAACACGGGTATTCTATTCGAGCTTTTAGTTAGGCAGATCGCCTCTGATGTTATGGCTGGAAAAGAATCACCTGCTGTTAAAATCGCTAAACGATATTTTACAGATACAGAATTATCTAAAGAACAAAAATTATATCATTCTTTAATTAACAGTAGTAAATTAACTGAGTCAAAAGCTGATATGTTAATTAATACTGTTTTAAAAATATCTGATAAACTTAATCAAGATAAAATTAAAAAAGAAAAATATGATTTAATTCGTGAAATTAAAAAACATTATGATTTAGATAATTTCTTTAAAAACAAAGTATCTCATTATAAAACATCAGCTGCTATTTATTCATTATTAGAAATTAACAAATCCTCAGATTTTATAGCTCCTGATGTTATTTTAACTAATAAAGTAACATTGCTAGAACATTTAACCCAAGGTGATGTTAATACTGATAATATTGAAACTAAAATTGTTGAAGAATTTAAGTCTCAAGATAAAGATATCCGTATTTTAGCTTATAAAATATTAGTTGAAAAGTTCAATAGTAAGTATTCTAATTTAACTGAAAAACAAAAAGTTGTTTTAAAAGAATATATCAATAATATTTCTAATGTTGATTATTTAAGACGATTTGTTAATAAAAGTTTAACAGAAATTAGAGAAACTTTAACTAAAATTAAATCAAAAGTTGATGATAAAACAACTGAAATCAAGTTACAAGAAACAATCAACTTAATTAAACCATTATCTAAAAAACAAGTCGTAAAAGATGATCATTTGATCACATTACTTCAGTACCATGAGTTAGTAAGTGAATTAAATAAAACTCTATGAAAAAAGAACTTGTAAAAAAAGTAGTTGAAGCTTATATTAAAAAGAAACTTAAACAAGAAGTTTCTACTACAGGTGCAGTTCCAGGTATTGCGGCAAAATATGCTTTTTTAAAGAAAAAAGCTAAAAATGAAGCAGCTATTAATCCAAGACCAAAATCAAAACCAAATAAATCTGGTCTTCCTTCAACATTTGTTAAAGGAACTAAAGATAATGTTTATACTAAAAAATATGGTTATAAAGAAGTTCAACCTAGTGACATGTTAGATGCTAGTTACTTATGGAATGAACATCAAATTAATGAGGTGAGATACTCTCAATTTAAAAGAACAGCTGAAACACGTAAACCTGCTGACCAAATTCATAATGCTATGAAAGAGGTACTTAAGCGAGTTAATGAAATAAATAGAATATTAGAATTTACTGATAGATTAAGAACTGAGTTAAAACAATCAAATGAGAATTTAACTTATTTGAAAAGAACTAGTGCGGTTTTAGAAAAAATGACAAACGAAATTAAAATGTTACAATCTAAAATTAAACAGTTAACTAAAAATGGCTAAAGCAAAATCATCATTTTCTTCTACTTTTAAAGCAAAATCAAAAGTAAGTAGACCAGGAGTTCATGCAAAAACAAAAACCAGCAAATTAAAACAAAGTAAACATTATAAAAAACTATCAGTAGGTCAAGGTTAATCACAGGAATATAATTCCTAAATATATTTATATATAAATGGCAACTAAAGATACATATTTATCCTCACTCATGTCCTCAATTCCAGACATTGATAAAGCAAACCCTTTTGAGGTTCAAAGAGGACTTGACTACGAATTAGTAAAAATGGGTGGCGCTGTAACAAATGAAACTGTTAAAAAAGCATTAGATAAAGCAGTTAAAAATGTTATGTCAAACCCAAATTATTATACAGATTTATTAGAAGATGCTACATATGAATTATTAGGTATAAAAAAACCTAATAGAAAAAAAGCATCTACTGCTACTGAAATGGAAGAGGTTAAAGCTAAAGATAATAAAGCTAAAAACCAAATGGAAAAACCTAAAGTAGTTAAAGAGTCTGTTGATTTAGAAGAAAAAAGAAAAAATCCAACTGACTATGTTATTATGGATGTTCCTTTGTTTATTCGTATGTTAGAATTTGCTCGTGAGGATGCCACTTCAGATATGGATTTGCATGATGTTGCTGAAAAATTAATTAAATTAAGTGCCCAAGGAAAACCAGTTACAATGAAATCTTATGATGCTGTTGTAGCTAGTGATGAGGAAAAAGTAGATGAAGCTGCTAAACCAGACTTTTTAGATTTAGATGGTGATGGTGATAAAACAGAACCAATGAAAAAAGCAGCTAAAGATGCTAAAGCTTTAAAAGAAGATGATTGGAAACAAGCTGATGATGAATCAGATATGGCTCATTCTCAATTAAAGTCTATGATGTCAAATGTGTCTAAATTAATGTCTAAAATTGATGATGGTGAACAATTAGATGCATGGGTTCAAGCTAAATTAACTAAATCACAAGATTATCTTCAATCAGTATACGATTATCTATGTGGTGAGGAAAAACAATCAACATTAGGTATATCATTAGCTGAAGCTTTTGATGCTTCTAAATTTGGTCTTCCTAAAAAAATTACCACTAATATGTGGGATAAAGAAAAACTCAAAGTTGATATCGAAAACGGAAAAATCACTCAACCAAAATGGTTTGATGAAGATCATGAAATTATTGATATTAACACTAAAATGGATATGATTTCTTTTGATAAGGTTTATCAATCCAACAACAAAAGAGGTTTACCATTTTTAAACAAATACTTAAAAACACCTCTTAAATTAAAAACCCCAGAAGAAGCTAAAGGTAAATTATCTGTTAAAGATATTGAATTAACTAAAGAAAATATTGATTTAATTAAAAAAATAGTTAAAGAAGTAATGTTAAAAAAAGGTAATTCAACAATGGTTGCTACTAATCCTAACACTATTAACCTAGCTAAAAAACAAGGTTATCAAACAATCCCAGGAACAGAAGACGCTAAATAATGTCAAAAGAAGTATTAATAGAATATCTACCTTTTACAATTAGCCCTCAATCATTAATGGAGGCTAAGTTAGGTCCTACAAAAAATCTTGTTGTAGAAGGAGTTGTTCAACGTGCTAATGCTGCTAACCATAATAGACGTATCTATCCAGATGCGGTTTTGAAACGTGAAGTAGAAAAATATATTGAAGGACCAGTTGCCCAAAATAGAGCATTAGGTGAATTAGATCACCCTGATTCTTCAGTTATTAACTTAAAAAATGTATCCCATAATATTAAAAGATTATGGTGGAATGGTGATGATTTAATGGGTAGAATAGAAATTTTACCAACACCATCAGGTAATATCTTAAAAGATTTATTTTTAAACAATATTACAGTAGGTATCTCATCTAGAGGAATGGGTTCAGTTAAACCATTAGGTGAAGGTACTGTAGAAGTACAAGATGACTTTGAATTAGTATGTTGGGACTTTGTAAGTACACCATCAACTCAAGGTGCATTTATGGATGTTGTAGGTTTAAGTGAATCTTATGATGCAAGTAAGGTTGTAAAAACACATAAATACCAACGAGTAAACGAAATTATCACAGACATTATCTGTTCTCAAACAGGTGTTTGTTGTATTCGATAAGTTTTTATTAAAGGACGCGTTCTCGTATCTCCTTATATATTTATATCCGTCCTTTATACGCAATCTCTAATATTGCGTCACTGATTTTAAAAAAATCCGCTATATTGCTTTTCTAATAAGCAATCAAAAACCAAAAACAGTCAAAAAAACAAATGACAAACAAAGAATTATTCGAACAGGCTATCGCCGATGCTAAAGCTGTCCGTGAGACCGCTGTAGCAAATGCAAAACTTGCTCTCGAAGAAACTTTAGCTCCACGTATTATGTCCATGATTCAAGCTAAACTTTCAGAAGTGGAAGAAGATCTTGAAGAAGAAAAAGACATGGAAGATATGGAAGAGATGAAGTACGAAGAGGACAAGATGCAAGACGAGGCTAAGGAAGAAACTGATGAGGCTTATGGTGAGGAAGAAGTTGAAACTGAAATGGAAACAGTAACTGAAGAAGATGATGACTACGGTCTCGCTGAAGAAGAAACTGACGAAATGGAAGAAGGAGACATCACTGAAGAAGATTTAGATGCTATCTTAGCTGAGTTAGAAGAAGAAGCTCTTGCTGAACGTAAAAAGTACGGTGGGAACAAAGGTGACGAAAAACGTGACGACATGAAAAAAGAAAAAGAAGGTCACGGTCAAGGTCCAAAGAAAAAAGATTCCGCTGAATCTGAAGATGAAACTGATTATCGTAACGAAGGTGTAGGTGCCTATGAGTACGAAAAAGGTAAAGAAGATGAAGCAGAAGCTATGGATGAAGAAGTTGAAGATGATGACAAAGTAAGCAAAATCTCAGTTGAAGATCTTCGTGACATTATCAAGAGTGTCTTTATGGATGCTATGGGTAAAGGTGAAGAAGGTGAAGAAGCTGAAGGTGAAGAAGAAATGGAAGAAGATTTCAACCTCGATGAAATTTTAGCTGAACTTGACGAAGCTGAAGATGCTGAAGAAGACAAAATGGAAGAAGCTAAAAAAGAAGATGATGACGAAAAAGAAAAGATGGAAGAAGAATTGAATGAAGCTATTGCTACTATCAATACTCTTAAGTCTGAACTTAACGAAGTTAATCTTTTAAATGCTAAGCTTCTCTACATGAACAAAATCTTCAAAGCTAAAAACTTAAGCGAAGGTCAAAAGTTGAAAGTTATCAATGCTCTTGATAGAGCTGAAAACTTAAACGAAGCTAAAAACATTTATGAAACATTAAAAGATGCTTTAACTGAGACTAAAAAGTCTTCAATTAAAGAATCAGTAGGTTTTGCCTCAAAAGCTATGGGCGTTGCTCCTGCTAAGCCTATTGTTAATGAGGACGTGCAAATTACACGTATGAAAAAATTAGCAGGTATTATTAAATAAAAATATAAAAACAAAAA